AGAGGCAGGCCGCCTACGCACGCGCACGCACGCGAGCAGCGCAAAGTTTAGCAGAACAAACCATCGACATTGCAGACGCTGCCACCATCCAAGAGGTGCAGCTGGCCAAGCTACGCTGTGACAGGCGCGCATGGCTGGCCAGCAAGCTCTCTGAGGAGTTCTCAGACAAGCAATCTCCCCTGGTCAACATCGACCTTGGAAGCATGGCGCTCGATGCCCTGCGCAAGCGATCTGTCGTGTCACTAGACGATTCTGCATAAATGAATACCGAAGCATTCAGTCACTTTATACAACGACCATTATGTTAAGTGGATAACTAGATATCCACAGAATTAAGTGCATTAAAGTATTACAAGCCTACTTATGCACAGGAATCTGTGGATAAGGTTGGCCAAAATCCGTGGATAACCCAGCGGTGGCCGGCTGGCGGTCGGTGGCCGCGACCCCCCCCTTGGCCGGCTTGGCGGGGGCGACTGTGGCGGCACTAAACACCTACAAAAAAAATTTTTTAAAAAAGTAACAACTAACGCAAATTGTGCAAAAATGTCAACTCCACAAAACAACGGAGCAAACCTATGAAAACGAAGCAGGCGACAGTGGTCCTGAAGGGTCAGGAGTGGATCGTGATTGACACTGATGAGACTAAAGACGGGAAAGTGTTTTGCACTTTAATGAGTCCAGACGGGCAGACTGCCTGGCACACTTGGGTGGACATTAACTTAATCGTGGGGATAATATGAATATAGCCTTATTAACCAAAGTCAGGCAGTTGTTTAATGTCGATTATGTCCCGCGTAGTACGAATAGACATAATCAGAAACAATATATTAAAGCGATTAGATTATTAGGTGATAAGTGGTTAACGCACCCACATAATAAAATTCAGAGAATACAGTGAAGAGTAACTTTGTAAATAATCATGTGAGATTGAATGGCAATGTGCATGGTCATAAATTACGGCTTTGTAATAAATGCGAAGAGATGAAGCCACCCGAGGGTGGTGTGCAGATGTCTAGGTCGCGGTGGATATGTGCATCATGCTGGACCAATAGGGTGACCAGTCAGAACTTTAAGGGGATGGCCAAATGACTGATTTGTTGACTGCGCTGCATCTTTCTGTGATGTTGCTGGATTTGAAGATTCGGATGATGGAGGCGATCAATGAGGAGATGTTTGATTTGGCGATGACGATGCATTTGCTGATACTGGTCAGGACTGATGAACTTCAAGCGCATAAGTGGGCGATGAGTCCTCGGGCATGGTCCATCTATGAGACCATTCACCCATGAGTAAAGAGAATGTGTTTGCGTTATGGGTGGAGCGATATCAGCCGGACCCTGTGCTATTTGTGCGGGAGGTTTTGGGTGTGGACCCAGACCCCTGGCAAGTGAAGTTTCTTGGTGCGATAGCGCGTGGGGATAGGAAGATAAGTGTCAGGAGTGGCCACGGGGTGGGGAAAAGTACGGCAAGCAGCTGGGCCATGCTCTGGTACTTTATGACTCGGTCTCCAGTCAAGGTGGTGGTGACTGCACCGACCAGCTCTCAGCTGTATGACGCGATGTTTGCTGAGCTAAAGAGATGGATCAATGCGATGCCTTTGCCCTTGCAGGGGTTGCTGACTGTCAAGCAAGAGAGGATTGAATTCAATGCCGCACCGACTGAGATGTTTATCAGTGCCAGGACATCGAGGGCAGAGCAGCCAGAGGCTTTGCAGGGAATTCACTCAGAGAATGTGATGCTGGTGGCTGATGAGGCTAGTGGTGTGCCAGAGCAAGTATTCGAGGCGGCAGCTGGATCGATGTCTGGTCACAATGCGGTGACGCTGTTATTGGGGAATCCGGTGAGAAGCTCTGGATTCTTTTACGACACCCACACGCGCCTGGCCGATGAGTGGACCACGTTTCAAGTGGCGTGTACTGACTCGCCACGGGTGTCGGATGAGTACGTCAAAGAGATGGCCATGCGCTATGGCGAGGAGAGCAACGTCTACCGGATCAGGGTGATTGGGGAGTTTCCCAAGGGGGATGATGACACTGTGATTGCCATGGACCTCTTGGAGAGTGCCGTGAATCGGGATGTGGCGCCAAGTGAGTATGCGCCTATGCTCTGGGGCTTGGATGTGGCGCGGTTTGGAAGTGACAGGTCAGCTCTGTGCAAGCGCCAAGGGAATGCGGTGACAGAGAATATCCGGACATGGAAAAACTTGGACTTGATGCAACTGACTGGCGCGGTGGTGGCCGAGTACCAGGCGCTGCCACCCAGCCAGCAGCCGAAAGAGATTTTGGTGGATAGCATTGGCCTTGGGGCTGGGGTGGTGGACCGGCTGCGGGAGCTGGGCCTACCGGCCAGAGGCATCAATGTGTCAGAAAGCCCAGCGATGGGTGGGACTTACAGGAATCTCAAAGCTGAACTTTGGTACAAGGCAAGGGCATGGCTTGAGGCCAGAGATTGCAAGATGCCAAAGGATGAGGTGCTGATTGCTGAACTAGCCACAGTGCGGTACTCATTCACTTCAAACGGCAAGATCGCCATCGAGGGAAAAGACGAGATCAAGAGGAGAGGATTGCCAAGCCCTGACAAGGCCGATGCCTTTGTCCTGACATTTGCGTCTGATGCGATTGCAGGGATGTACGGCTCAACTGGCTCAAGCAAATGGTCACAGCCACTGCGCAGAAACTTGTCGCGGGTTGCATAATTCGGGTATTGACAAACCAATGGGGGAAACCTATGAAGGCAATGAGTAAAGCGCAAAAGAAGGTCGGCAAGGTGATGGGTGAGTACAAAGCCGGCAAGCTCCACAGCGGTGGCACTGGCAAGGTTGTGACCAACCCCAAGCAGGCGGTGGCCATTGCCATGTCTGAGGCAAAGATGCCCATGCGCGGTCAGCGCACGGCAAAGAACAAGGCGAAAAAATAATGGCTACTTTAAAACGCACCATGGACCAGGTCATGGACAGAGACATGGAAGAGGGCGAAGACATGAGTGCAGGCGAGAACTGCCCAATGCCCACGCAAGACATTACGCTCAACCTAAAAAACCGCGCCAAGGCAATCACCAGCGCGGCCTATGGTCCTGAGAATCCCAAGCTGCCAAACGAGGCTTTTTGGCGTAAGAAGGCAGACCAGTGGGATGTCAGCATGGATGACGCAAAGCAGAGCCTATGCGGTAACTGCGCGGCATTCAACGTGTCTGACAACATCAAAGAGTGCATTGCGCAAGGCATTGGCATGGAAGCCGACCCATGGGGAACAATCAAGTTGGCCGATCTGGGTTACTGCGAAATCTTTGACTTTAAGTGCGCAGCAAGTCGCACTTGCGATGCATGGGTGGTCGGTGGTCCGAACACTGGTGAGCAAGAGGGTGAGGACATGGAAGATGAAGGGGAAAAGGAATGAAAGGGTTATATGCAAACATTCATGCTAAACGCGAAAGAATTGCTGCTGGAAGCAAAGAGAAAATGCGCAAGCCTGGTGCAAAGGGTGCGCCAAGCGCTTCTGACTTTAAAGCTGCGGCTAAAACCGCCAAGCCAGTGAAGAAAAAATGAAGACACCGGCTTGGCAGCGTAAGGAAGGCAAAAGCCCGTCTGGCGGGTTAAACGCCAAGGGCCGTGCCAGTGCGAAGGCCGAGGGCATGGACCTCAAAGCGCCAGTCAAGGCTGGCGACAACCCAAGGCGCGCGAGCTTCTTGGCACGAATGGGCAATATGCCTGGTCCTGAGATGAAGGGTGGAGAGCCGACACGGCTGCTGCTGTCATTGAAGGCATGGGGTGCAAGCTCCAAGGCTGATGCCAAGGCAAAGGCGGCTGCAATATCTGCAAGAAACAAAGCAAAAAAATGATCTGTCCGATTGTCATTGCCACTGTCAAGGGCCATGGGTTGTCGGTATTGCTGGAGTCGATTAAGCAATACGCGCCAGAGTGTCCGGTCTATCTGCGCGGCCCTGAGTCGGTGATTGACAATTACCAAGCCGACTTCAAAATCTATGGCCAGCCAAGGAGCTTTGGCGAGGACTACAACGAGATCATTGAGATGGCGCTCAAGGACTGGTCATCATGCATTGTGGCCAATGACGATATTGTGCTGACACCCACCAGTGTGAAGGTGCTGATGGAAGATGTGGCCATTGTCAGGACCATGAACAGCTACAAAGCTGGGTGGGTGGCGGCAAGGTGTGACGCGGCCAGACCTTGTCAGAATGTCCGGATCACTGAGCAGCCGGAGAAGCTCAACTTCTACAAATTCCCGTCTGAGGCCCACATCAAACTGGCCCAAGAGGTCAGCCCAATCTTTGCATGGATATCAAGTGACGCATTTGAAGAGGCAAAGTTTCCCCCTCTGAATTGGTACAGTGACGATGTGCATTGTATGGACTTGGTGAGAAAAGGCTATGGCCACTATGTGAGCGCAAGTTACGTTCACCATATTGGCTCAAACACCATTGGCTTTGACGCGCAGAAGCTCCATGATGAAGCGCTGCCATGGCTCAAAGAAAACAGGCCAGAATATGCGAGTGCCTGGTTTGATTCTTAATCTAGGGTCCGGCAAGGACTGGAATGCTGAGTATTTGAATGCAGATATTCAAGCCAGCAAGAATCCTGACTGGCTGGTCGACATCAGCAAGGTCAAGTGGGGCGATACGCTAAAGACTAGGTTTGGGCAGCTGGAGATCGTGCCAGGTATGTTTGAAACTATTCTGGCAAATGATGTGCTGGAACACATCCACGATCTGGTCGATGCCATGACCAACTGCAAAGAGCTTTTAAGGGTGGGCGGTGAGATGCGCATCCATGTGCCTTATGATTTGAGCCTTGGCGCTTGGCAGGACCCGACCCATGTCAGGGCATTCAATGAGAACTCTTGGCGGTATTACACCGATTGGCACTGGTACTTGGGGTGGCCAGATCGGTTTGAGTTGACAACACTGGAAATGCGTCTCTCAAAGGTGGGAGAAGCACTAGAATTGCCACAAGACGAAATTATCCGCACGCCAAGGGCTGTGGACTCCATGTATGTGGTTCTTACAAAGGTCAAGCCATGATTGAAAATATCACCGAAAATTTATCCACCGACATTGCAGCCACCGAGCCAATGGATGACATGGAACTGCAAAGCATCATCACGCAAGACCTGACCGATGCGGTGAGCTATGTTGACAGTGATCTGTCACCCACACGCGCCAAGGGGACTGAATACTATCGCGGTGATTTATTCGGCAATGAGGTCGAAGGCAACAGCAAGGTGGTGGCCATGGAGGTGCGGGACACTGT